GTTTGCACCTTTACCAATATTTACTGAATTTATCGTTCCATCAACAGCAAACGCTGGGCCACCAGCAAGACTAAATAAATTTATATGTGCGTTATTTGCAGTATTTCTAAGCTGCATAATACTTGATGTTGTATTAGCAAAAAATTGACTGGCGTAGTTTGTAGATGGTGCGGAAGATCCAGAATTATTTGAAGATATTGCTAGTAATGCGTTATTGATATCAGCCCTGACGTTTGCTCCAGTGGAGTTATCTATAACATAATCATGTTGAGCCATTGTCTAACCTAATTTTTTTATCTAAGTATATCCTACTTTAAAATTAACTACCACGCCCAAATCCTGTGGCAGCATATTTGAAATTTCTATTTACATGACTAGAACCATTCTTTACATCTATATCGAAACCTGTAGAGGATATGTTTGATAAGGCAAAGAAATCACCTGATTGTCCATTTTCAATAGTTATACCAATTGATGGTAAAACTGAATTATCTGGAACTCCTGTTCCTGTAGAACCCGTAAAGAAATTATTTGTAAATGTAACTGATTTCGTAGATGTTCCAGAAGCTATAAATCCACCAGCCGATGCACCTGCGTTACCGATACTTGTTTCTGTTCTGCTTTCCAGTTCTGCTGTATATCCTAGCTGATCAATTTCTATTGATTGTGCTGGGTCATCTGAATCCATTTCACATCTGAATTTAAATCCTCTGGCAACATAAGTTCCATTTACAAAAGGATTAAATTGACTGAAGTTTGCTCCATAAGTACAAGATGTTCCGCTTGATATAGTTGCACTTGTGGCAGAGGTGACGGTGAAAGTATTTGCATCTGGAACTGTCTGTATTTCATAATTACCATCTGTTGCACCACCAGCGGCAAAATCTATGACAACAAAATCACCAGCAGAATATCCATGAGAACTTTTTGTAATCGTTATTGTTGTACCACTCTGGCCATAGGTGGCTGACACTGACAAATCAGGGTCTAAATCTGTGGTCGCTACAAGCAAAGAAGCACCAACATCAAATGCTGTGGCTGCATCGAAATCAGTCCAGGTGTCAATATTACCTGTTCTTCTATCTATCAAATCATTAGGATAAAAACCCTGTGTTACAAAATGTCTGCGTAATCTTAGAGGTTGTTTACCACCTAAATCCAAAGTATTTGCAAATTCATAAGAACCGCCAGTAATATCTACAGCACCAATAAAATCAAAGTCTGCGATGGCATCAAAGTCTGCTTCATCGTCTAATGTCACTAATGAACCGAGAACAAGACCATTTACATCATCACTAAAAAAACAATCTACTTTTGTCCCACCAAAAGGAGGGCTGTCTGTATCTTCTCTATCTTCTAAAACTGTAAGTTTTGGCAGTGTATTTGGTACTGTTTGCAGCATTGTTACAGAAGCATCACCAGCACTTAACCGCCCCCCATCATCCCTGAATTTTAAGTGGTATGTTCCATTTACAATATTCGGTACAATTGACTCGCTGACATTTCCAGAAAGTGCAGGTAAAACGTCAACAGCATTAGTAAAAGTTGATCCAGTTGTAAGATTAGAGCTACGAATTACAACATTTCCGCCATGAGTCACATCACTCTCTGTGGACTGATCAAAACGCAATCTTACAAATTCATCTGATAGTGGTTCAATTCTTACATTCTGCACATCTGCTGGCACAGCAGTTTTACCAAGAGCATTAAAGGTTAAATCAGCAGAAGTCGCACTTGTCTGTAATGCAGCGTTATAACTGAATACTTGAAACTCATACGTTCCAATATCGGTATTAAATATTTCAAAATCTGGAGAAGATACTGTTGTGGAAACAAAGTTACCATCGTTAAACCTATAGTTAACCTGATACTGCGTAACACCGACAATAGGCTGCCAACTAAGAATTAATTTAGATACCGCCTGATTATTTATTACAACAATTTTTTCTTCTGCTAAAAGTGACCCAGGTGGGTCTTTTAGTTCATTCAATATGGATACACTTCTTGCTGGTAAAGTTGCACCATCTTCAATAAATGCGTATTTTTCATTTACATAAGATAAAGCTGTAATTGAATAAAATAATCCCTCCTGTTCTTCAACTGTTATCACTCTAAATTTCTGAGCTTCAACTGTATCATCCTGTAATAACCAAACCGTGTTTACATTTGGAGTTTGTGAAAACGCAGAAGATACTGTTATAACTGCTCCAGATATACTTGATATTGATTTTGTTTCCACAGTTCCATCAGGCAATATCACAGATAAGGTTGGATTATTTGTCGTAGGTAAATCGGTTGCAGCGGAATCATCTACAGTTATTTCTGTTGTTGTGGCTGCTGCAATTCTTCCACCTCGTCTAAGGCCAGAACGAACAGGATCAGCAATTTCTATTACAGCACCAGGTCTTACAACAACACCAGAATCTATAGAAGTTGCAAATGTAACTACTTCAGATTCATTTTGTTCTGCAAATAAAATAGCCTTGGCTAATCTTTGTGCCTGACCTCGGCTGGTACACGCAAATGCTTTGACCTGTTTAATAATCACTCCCAACTTGGCTATAGAGGCAGTATCTTCATAAACCTCATAATCTATCTCTCTACTGTCCATATTGAAGTAAGAAACAGAAACTACAGTATTTCTTGTTTTTAAACCGCTTCCTGAATAGCTGAAACCTGCATCAGTTACGTTGGCTAAATTAAATAAATAACTGGCATCTTTTGGGCTGTCTTGTGCAAGTTGGATACTACCAGCAGACCATATTGGCATACATCTCATCACACCAGCAAGTTCATTTATTAAACTAAATGCCTCATTTGATGATTGAATATTTACATTGCAACTGAATCTGGCTTCCTGTCCTCCAAATCCATCATCAACTAAAGTATTGGCAAACTTACTTGCAGTAACAAAAGAAAAAAGATCAAGAGAACTATCAGTTATATGATTACCAAACCCATAGCGTGTATCTGTTAAAAGATCCAATAATATCATTGCTGGGCATGAACACCATTGAGCAGCACCCATAACGCCATTAAAAATATATCCATCTGGGTACACAATGCGGCCAGTAGCAGAATCGACAGACGGCGTACCAGAACTATTTGCACCAGCACCAGGAATCCTTACCTTTATTCCTCTGATACGATATTTTCTTGTTGGTATTGATTGAAACTGCATAGAGTCCAACCTGAGAGAAGCATAAGCACTATTCGCATAGGTGGATGGATCATCTATTATCTCTGCAAAACTTGTCCATATAAAGGCATCTATAAGACTTGAAGATGTGCTATCAGCCGTAATTCTTGTAACTCTTATATCAACAGGAAAAGCACCTGTTAGATTTACTCTGTAATCTCTTTGGTACGCATCAGCAGTTCTACCTGTAACTTTATCAGTTATGACATCTGTAAAACCACCAGAATTATATTGTACCGATATTTTTAATCTAACCTTAGAACCTAATAAGTCACCTTTATCTGTAGCTCTTTGTAATTGTGGAAAGGTTATTGTTATATTTACAGCATCAACATTTGAGTTTGTTATCTGTCTAGTTACTGGAGTTGCTTTTGTTACAGTACTCCCCACTGCTGTTATTGAAGAACTACTTTCTATTCCCTCAACATTTGTCTGATCTGCTGTTCCAAAACGAGGGTTGAAAGTGACATCTTGAAAATTGAAATCAGTTGTTTGTGGATTTGTTGAATCAGCAGTAGATTTTAAGACAGGGGTATCGTTTAGGAATACATCTTTTAAGGCAGCGTTATTATATGCAGTAGTTCCTTTTGTAAGTCCTTCTTTTGATGCCGAAGCAAAACCTTCTATCTCGCCTTCGGAAATCAAATCCAAAATAGTTGCAAAGCTTCTACTATGTAAATTATCAGGTGTTCTTGTAGGTTGCGGTGGTGGTGGTGGGCTTCCTCCTCCAGAACCGATAATTTTTTTTGGTGCGTTTGTCATGCTCGTACCTGCTGAGTATCAACTGCTCCACTGATGACCACTGAGCCAGTTATGATTTCCCCGAAAACTAAAGGGACTGGAGTACCTGCACGGCTAGTATTTTGTGTTCCAGAAAAACTAAATGATAACTGTGGATCTTGTTCTGAATTAAATCCTTCAAATTTAGGTAAAGGAAATAACATTTCACTTACACCAGATAATACAAGCGAAGCACCGACAGCAGATGTTAAAGTTCCAAGTCCTGTCATAAAAGCGCTACCAGCAGTGTAACCTGCCATTGTTGTTCCAGCTGCAATCTGTCCAGATGCACTTACTGTTCCAAACATACCTGCTCCAGGGAAAAGAAAAGATGCTCCGATCAATGCAGCACCTAATAAAACTCTTCCTGTGCTTCCTCCAGCACCAGCAATAACAGGAACAATATGTATATCTGCCTTTCCTATCGGATGATGTATTTCATCATGATTAATAGCATAATCACCAACCTTTACCTGATAATATTTAGGATTCATATATTTTTCTACCTGTGGAAAATTATTTATAAGAAAACTTACTGCTTTATTAAGATTGTCTACTTGTATTTCAAATTCTTTATGGCCTACAAACTCTGCAAGTTCTCCATATAGCTTCAGTTTACGCAACATAACGATACCTCCCTCCTGTACATTTTAACAACCATTGAGAATAAGGCTCTCTACAAGATAGTCTATCGGTTAAATGATGTAAAACATCACCATCCAAAAAAATAGCTACATGATTTAAACCAGCAGATCCAATCGACATCAATAAAGCATCTCCATTCATTGTTTTCTCATCTGGTCTTAATTCTCTAAAACCTGTTCTCCAAGCACAACTCTGAAACAAAGGATTCAATATAAATTCTTCAGGTGTTGTAGGTCTATCCCAATCTCTGAGTTCAATACTTTTTTCTTCTTTATACCAATCTCTCACTAAAGACCAACAATCCGTAACACCCCATACCCAAGGTCTACCCAATAAAGGTGGTTTATATCCACAAGGTTCGCAGTATCCCCATTGTTCTGTTTTTGGATTAACAATATGCCACGGAAGATTGCTTTGTTCACAACTGATCTTATCTGCCTGACTAGGAGTTGGCGGTGTTACAGGATGACTATGAACAACGGCTGTGATTTCTCCAGTATTATCTGCTTTTACATAATCCTCTGGATCAATAATAAAACATTGATGATCTGTCATTGAAAGATTACGACAGGGATAATACCTTTCTTTTCCTCGAATATTTAACAATAAGCCACAAGATTCTTTAGGATCTTGGTCTTTCGCATGAACAAGTGCATCTTCTTTCCAATTCATGCTATAAACGTACCAATTGAAGGAAATTCTGTTCTAGTACATTGTCTCTTGGGTGCTCTGATACCAGCAAGGTCAAATACTGCTGCTAATTCAAATTGCACGACTTCTCTATTTTCTGCTGACTTTCTATCTATTTTATATATTTCCTGTGGAAATTCTGCCGTAGGATCAGGTGTGCCTAATGGATTTGTACTATCAGGAAAATTAACAGCATCAAGATAACGTGCCAATGTTCTGATTCTAGTTACTGTTGCTCCTGTAAGATCAATACCTGTAGTTGTATTATTTACACTTAATAAAATAGCTGTAATTGTTCCAAGGGCATTACTGATCGTCAAAGTTGGTCTGGGTAACTGTCCATTTGTAAAGGCAAAGCCCTCTGCTTGGATTGGTAATTTTATATATGTATTACCAGACCATACAACATCTGCATTTGAATTAAGATTCGATCCATTATGAAATCTATAAATTGTTGACGCTCCATGTAAAGTACTATCTAGTTGTAGAGTAAATAACTCAATTATTGCTGAAGGGTTGATCTTTTGAAGATCAGTAATAATAGGAGCAGTACTCATGGCTCAAATACTTCTCTGAATGTTGTCCGTATTGTAGCCCTGTTGTTATAAGGAATTGATTTTGTCCATGTTTCGCAGACAAATTTTTGTGAACTACCCTCACCTGGAGCAGTAAAATCAAAACTGGCATTATCATTTGCACGGGCATCAAGAAAGGTTTCTATGGTATCTGCATCTGTTTCAGATACGTTAAAAACTAAATTATAAACTTTAGGATTTTGATTTTCAGCCAACCCAAATTTTATTCTATGTTCAAACCCATCTGCAAAACGTACTGTTCTTGTTAATGGTGCAGATCGTTTCTGCATACCATAAGTAGGATTTATGGAAGGGAATGTTGCCATTATGCGAGTAAACCTCCAGGTCGTTTTTGTTTAATTAATTCTGATTGTATTGCAACAGATAACACTCTTCCTAATTCTTCTCCACCTTGATTATCTCCCTCAACAGCAGAACCAGAAGCATCTACATTAACAACTATATTTGTCGGGCCTCCTCCCAATGAACTGTTTGGAGAAATCATGCCTGCTGTGGATGGTGTGAATACTTCAGGCCCACGTTCTCCAACTAAATAAGAACGCCCCGACATTACAGGGCCACCGTTGGCTCTTTCTCCTGAAAAGAATTTTCCAATCCCTCCAGGTAATCCACCAAGAAAAGAAGCCACACCATATTGAATTATTGCTCTCTGTATTGCACCAAATACACTTGATGCTACTTCTCCTAGAGTTTTAGTTCCTTTTATTGCACCATCTATCGCATCAACTAAACCTGTTTCTATTGTATTAGCAATAGAACCATATAAAGTTTTTATCCTTTCCAGTTGCTGTTCATTTTTCTTGTCCTGTATTTCCTGTTTTTTTGCCACACCTAATTTTTCCTTCATGATTTCTATTTCTTCTTTCAATTTTCTTATTTGTTCATTTAATAATCCAGAGCCTCTTTTTTGCTCTTGCTTTCTTCGCAAAGCTATTTCTAAGCGTGTTATTTCTGACTTGATTGCCTCTTGGTTACCTTCTTCTATTAATTTTTTATTTTTCTTTCTTTCTTGATTTTGTTTAAAAATAGCAGTTGTTACCAATCCAATAGCAGAAGCTAAAGCTATCAAAGGCAAAGCATTCATTGCTAATGCCAAAGCTCCTGTAGAGATGGCAAGTGCTTTTGTTGAAAGGGCAGCAGTTGCATTGGCTTTGGCAAGTGCTATTGCACCTACAGAAGTTGCTGCAAATTTAGCAATAAGAATAGTCTTTGCTGCGGATAATAAACCTACTGCTGCTGTTGTTGCTTTAAATGCTAAAGCTATACCAGTAAATAATAATGCTGTTTTACCAATAGGAGAATTTATAAAATTAGTTGCTACTTCTGTTAATTTTGTTAATCCATTAATTACAGGTAATACAACAGGGGTTAAAGCATCACCAAAAGCTCTTGATAAGTTTTCTGCTTCATTCCCTAACATTTTAAAAACCATAGTCGGGTCATTTTTAATTAACTCTTTTAATGCTGGAGCGCCATCTTTTTCTATTTTTCTTAATGCTCTAAGTACGACATCACTTGTTAATTTTCCTTGAGAAGCAAATTCTTTTAATTGTCCAATTTCTACATCTAATTCTTCAGCAATTGGTGCAAGTATTGTTGGGATCTGTTCAGATATACTTCTAAATTCATCTCCTTGTAACCTTCCAGAACCTAAAGCCTGTGCCAACTGCCTGAAAGCATTTGATGCTTCTATGGTGGAAGCACCTGCTAATTTAGCAGCTGTATTAAATCCAAAAAATGTGGATTTTATATCTTCTACTCCAACACCTAAAGGAGCTAATCTTGCTGTTATATCTGTAATTCCTTCAAGTGCTTCTGTAGAGCTTAAGCCAAATGCCCTCTGTGCATCAGCAGCGATTTGCTGTGATCTGGCAAAAGTTCCAGATTGTTTTGTTAATAATCCTAATCTTACATTTAATTTTTGAAAATTAGTTGCTGTCTGGAGTGCATTTTTTGCCAATAAACTTATTCCAATGCCACCAATAGCAGTTCTCAAACCACCAAATGCTCTCTGTAATTGATTTGTCTTATTCTGAACACCCTGTAAAGCTCTAGTTGCACCACTAGCATCAACAGTAAGTCTTACATTCGCCTGTGCCACAAATACAAAAAGTCTTTATCTTAGTTTACCCTAATTTCTGTTTTTGTCGTTGCTGCGCTCTTTTTTCTTGTTCATGTTTATTTTCATAATATGCAACCCAATATATCAACTCCTCTTCTGAAATAGAGTTTCTTAGTTCATTTAATGTTTTACCAAGTTCTGTTGCGAGAAAAAATTCAAAGTTTAACCAACCATCTCGCTTTATTCGTTTTTTGCTGTATCAAGATCAAGTGTTACATCAAATAAAAATAGTTCTATATCATTTAAAACCTTCTCTGGTAGTGATCTTTGCAAGATTGGCGCATCTGACATATCAAAAGCTGGTGTTCCATCTTCTTTCTGTGCCATTTTACAAAGCAACTGCGTTGAAACAGTTAATGCTTCATCAGTGCCAGCTAATTGCTGCGCCTTTTGTCTGTCAAATCTTGTTATCGGTGGAAAATA